ATCAAGACGTTTCTGGATTGGTTCCCACCGGGGGTTTGCGGGGAGTATATGCGGACCACCAAGACTTACTTCTTCAAGGTGGGGGATATCGAGTGCGAGGTCATGTTCCGTGCTCTCGACGACGCCGACGATGTTCGCAACCTCAACTCCCTGGAGCTTACGTTCGCGTGGTTTAACGAGTGTCGTGACATCCACCCCGAGATCATTGACGGTATGTCCAAGCGTATTGGGCGTTACCCGTCCAAGAAAGATGGTGGCCCCACATGGTTTGGGATGTGGGGGGATACTAACCCGCCGACCATGGATACGTGGTGGTATTATCAGATGGAAGGACTGGACCCAGATGATGGAGTAACGCCAAATGACAATGGGTGGTCGGTTTACAAACAGCCATCGGGCAGAGGCCCGCAGGCGGAGAACGTGGAAAATCTTCCCGAAGACTACTACGACATCCAGGGGCGGAGCGAAGAGTACATCAGGGTCTATATCGACGGGGAGTACGGTCTCTCGTCCGCGGGGCAACCGGTCTACAAGTATTTTCGTCCGGATTACCATATGGCTAATGAGCGGATTGAGCCTATTCTTAACGGCGTGCGTCCTGTTATTATTGGCATGGACTTGGGGCTTACGCCCGCTGCTGTCCTGGGTCAGCTCGATGCTAGGGGGCGGGCCCTGATACTTGGCGAAGCTGTAAGTTTTGATATGGGGGTGCAACGTTTCTGCCGGACGGTGCTCAAACCTCTGTTGTTTGAAAGGTTTGCTGGGGCCAGTGTCCATATAGTCGTGGACCCGGCGGGAGTGCAGCGGGCGCAGACCGACGAGCGCAGCGCCATCGACATCATCAGAGCCGAAGGGTTCAAGGTTATCCCGGCCAAGACTAATAATATTACGCCCCGGATCGCCGCCGTGGATGATTACCTCATGCGGCACGCCGATGGTGACACGGCGTTCCTGGTTGACCCTACATGCACGGCGCTCAAGTCGGCTATGATGGGCGGGTATCGGTTCCATCCTAAGACGGGGGGTATAGAGAAGAACAAACATTCCCACGTTGCAGAGGCTTTACAGTATTTAATGTTACATGTTGCATCTATTGGGGATGGTGCTATAATCACTCAGCGACGAGAAATTAAGCCTTACTCGGCGCTCGGCTGGACCTAACCTCCCCGGTTCTCCGGCTCCCAGTTGGTTGGACTTGCCTCCTGCCAAAACCTTCCCCCGGTAGACTCCTAGCTACCGGGGGAATTTTTTTGTTGCACAACACGTTCTTTTGGTGGTAGAGCTGAAGCTCCGAGATTTTTCAGGGGGGCTTTATGCTGTACAAGAAACCGATGCGTAGCTACGAGGAGGGGGGACTTGTTGATATCCCCGATGTTGTTGGCCGGGCCGGTGAGTCCGTTGATCGGACCGCGCGTAGTATGGAGGAATCGAGAAAAGACCTTAAAGACCTGAAAAAGAAATTAACGGGGGATAACCCCGGGACGAAGAAGCGCGAGGAGCGATCTAAGACTCATTCCAATAAACCTAAGAAGAAGAAAACACCACAGACTTTCCCGGGAAAAATATTCCGATGGCCAATATAGGAGAGAGTGATGCCAAGAGGTAAAACTTCTGCAGACAGGCGCGTTCGATTTTCCGATAGCCCCAAGATGGACAACAGCGGGCTTACCGTAAACCAGAAGCGTGAGATGTTCATTGGCGGCAAGACGAAGACCGTTACTGGGCCGGTTGTCACCGGCATGGAGATACGGCAGGCCGCTATCGAGGCGGGTGTTGCCCACGGTGTGGTTGTCACCGATATGGACTCTCTTAAGAAAATCTCAGCCCTGGTTAACAAGGGTTCATCCCTTCATGGTGCGGCTAACGACGTAGCCCGTGAATACAAATTCATGGTTGAGGGTGCCGATGACCGGATCGCCCCGAGGGCTTACTGATGGCTGGTCGTGAGTATTCTAATCAGTCACGCAGGGTGTTGCCTGTATCGGTGCGTAGTCGTAAGACTGGCAAAGAGAGTCCCCGCAAGACTGTTGATATGAGGTCTAGTAATATAACTTCTCGTGTAGCAGAAAGAAACGAGCGTATATTGCCTGGTAAGGCTATAAATAAGCTAGTGGCTACTGGGGCTACTATGGCCGGTAAGCATAAGGTTGCACGAGCTATACGAGGTGGTGTAAAGGCCCACGCTATTAAAGCGGCAAGGGGGGGAAAAATGCCTGGATTTGCTGCTACAGTACGTGAAGGGTTCGCCGCACAACGCAAACGGAGAAAGAAGAAAAAATAATGGCTGGGCTTAATTTCCTCCATGTTGTAGACAACGCTACCCTCGTCGAGGAGGAGAAGCAGGAAGCTGACCGCGCCGCCCGTGAACGGCAGGCTGAGCCCCTCATACTTGGTTTGTCTGCGTACCTGCGCAGTGCATTCGAGGCAGCGAAGCGGTCCAAGGACCCAATCGAGACTATCATGCTCAAGGCGTTACGTCAGCGTAACGGTGAGTATGAAGCGACTAAGCTCAACCAGATACAGGTTCAGGGTGGCTCCGAGATATTCATGATGATCACGGAAGTGAAGTGCCGCGCAGGAGAAAGCTGGCTGCGTGATATCCTTATGGATGAAGGTACGCCTCCGTGGGATATACAGCCTACTCCTAACCCAGACCTCCCCGAAGCCCGTGATGAAGTGATTAACGAGTTACTCGGGGATAAGGTTGCTAAATTTATTGAGGAACTAGGGGCAGCACCTAAGGTATCGGAGGTCGAGCAGCTTAAGGAAGTTGCCGCGCAGGAACTACGTTTTTCGATCCTTCAGGACGCTCAGACACGCGCTAATAGGATGAAGCTCCGGATCGCTGATCAGTTTGCTGAAGGCGGGTTTGCTGAAAGCTTTAATGAATTTATTACCGACCTTGTGACGTTCCCCATTGCAGTGATCAAGGGACCGGTCATAAGGCACCAGAAGAAGTTGTCATGGGATATAGACGAGGCTGGTGCCACTACGGCTGTTACTGACAGTGCGCTGGCTCCTGAATATGAACGCGTCGATCCTTTCCGGTTATACCCCGAACCCGGTATTTCTAATGTTGAGGATGGGTATATGTTCGAGCACCATCCCTTAACCCGGATGGACTTATCGGCGCTTATTGGGGTGGATGGGTATGATGACGACGCAATACGATCTCTCCTCGACTTCGGTAACGGACGGTCATGGATCAGCACCGAGGTCTCGCAGGAGAAGGATGAGCAAGAACGCAAGTTCAGTACTGAGCTCAGACCAACACAGATTTATGACGCCCTTGAATTTTGGGGTAAAATTAGCGGATCAATGTTACTTGAATGGGGTCTTACTCCCGAGGAAGTGCCCGATCCCGCCAAAGAATATGACGCGAATGTCTGGGTGGTTGGAGACTATGTCATCAAGGCTATTCTTAATTATGACCCACTTGGTGAGAAACCTTACGCGGTTACTTCCTTTATTAAGAATCCTGGTGCGTTTTGGGGTAAAGGTATCCCAGAAGTTATCGAAGATGTCCAGAATATGGCGAATGCGGCTGCGCGTTCGCTGGCTAATAATATGGGTATCGCTTCTGGTCCTCAAGTTGAAGTTAACCTCGAACGTATCCCCACTAATGAAGACATCACTCAGATGTATCCGTGGCGTATTTGGCAGGTACTGAATGATCCATTGGGTGGTGCGGCACCAGCGGTTCGTTTTAATCAGCCTAATGATAATTCTAGTGCGTTACTTGCTGTTTATGAGAAGTTTAGCCAGTTAGCCGACGACCACAGTGGCATCCCCTCTTACTTATCTGGTGATCTCAATGTTAAGGGGGCTGGTCGGACAGCATCCGGGCTCTCTATGTTGATGGGTTCGGCGGGTAAGAGTATTCGTCAGGTTGTCATGCACATTGATGCAGACATCCTGAAGGTCATTGTTAGTCGTCAATTTGTGTATAATATGCGTTATGATGAGGATGAAAGTATTAAGGGTGATGCACAGATCGTACCGAGAGGCGCGATTAACTTGGCCGTAAAGGATACTGTCAACACCCGCCGTATTGAGTTCTTGCAAGCTACCGCTAATGAATTTGATATGGATATTATCGGCCAGGATGGGCGTGCGGCTATCCTTCGTGAGGTTGCTAAGGGTTTACAGATGCCGGTGGATGAAGTAGTACCTTCTCGTGAGAAGCGTGCTTTTAATCAACGCGCTGCTCAACAAGAGGCCCAAGCCGCTATAGCGCCGCCTGATGGCGGGCGCACAGGTGGGCAACCTCAAACTATTGACCAAGCCGGGAACCCGGCTGGTGGGTTAAATTTGGTTTCTAATAAGAATACAGGACAAGCGGTATGATTAAGCCAGACGAAGAAGTTGTAAGGGCTTTTGCTCATATCGCACAGAATGTACCGGCTGCGAAGGCGTTCCTCGATGAGCAGTATCACACAGAGCTCAAGAGGCTACCCAATGCAAATGGCAGCACCGGTATCGCGCAGGGGCGATGCCAGGTGTTACAGGAGATTACTGATCTCCTGAATGATGCCCCTGAGATCGTAGCAGATGCCCGCAAGGGCAAGCTACCTTAACCACGCACACCGATAGGAGCGTATGATGGCAGTGCCAAAGCAAGTTCAGAAGCAGACTGAGGCGGTTCAAGCCTTGTATAAGGACCTCAACGAAGAGGACTCAGCCCCGTCGCCGGAAGGTGAAGCGGCTCCTATACAAGAAGTTGTGTCAGCCGACAGTGCGGAAGAAGTTGCACCTCAGCCCGAACCTGTTGAGCAGGGTGAAGGCGGCCAAGATGATGATTATGAGCAGAGGTGGAAGACTCTTCAGGGTATGTACAACGCTGATACTGCACGGTTATCTACGCAGAATCAAGAGTTGAGCGGACGGTTGCAACAGATGGAAGAACTTATTTCCACTATGCAGGCTACCCCCGTACCTACTCCTGAGCCCGAACAACCCAAGTCCCTCCTTACGGAGGACGAAGTTGAGGAGTACGGGGAGTCGATTGATATTATGCGTAAGGTCAGCCAAGAGATAACCGGTGGTTATCAACAGCAGATTGACTCGTTGAACGCGACTATTCAGCAGCTACAGGGGCAAGTTGTCCCTCGTGTTGAGCAGATTGCTAATCAACAAACGCAGAGTATCGAGCAAAATTTCTGGTCTGCTTTATCTGATGCAGTGCCTAATTGGCGTGAGATTAACGATAGTTCCGAGTTCCAAACTTGGTTACTGGAAATTGATCCTCTCACCAATATGACTCGTCAGACGTACCTCGATGGTGCCCAACGCGATATGGACGCTAATCGGGTTGCGAATTTCTTTACATCTTGGGTTCAGGCAAATGGTACGGAACCAGCTCAACCTAGTCGGAGCGCTTCCAATTCCGAGCTTGCTAAACAAGTTGCCCCGGGTAAAGGCCGCACTTCCGCGACCCCCCATGGCAACACAAAAAGGACTTACACTCCTGACGACTTGACGACTTTTTATAGGGACGTTCGGGAAGGTAAGTTTAAGGGCAACGAGGAGGAGCGTGACAAAATTGAGCGCGACATTTTTGCTGCGCAGCAAGAAGGTCGTATTGTCAACGCGTAGTTAAAGGAGCCACAAGATGGCATACGCTACATCTCCGGGCCATCCGGCCTACACTGGCAATTTCATCCCAGAAATCTGGGCTGGAAAGCTGATCGAAAACTTCTACGACGCCACGGTTTTGGCTTTCATTGCCAATACCGATTACGAGGGTGAGATCAAAAACTATGGTGATACGGTTAATATCCGTACGACTCCCGAGTTGACGATCAATGATTACGTCAAGGGTCAGACCTTGACTGTCGAGAACCCCGATAAGCCGAAGCTGCAGCTTCTCATCGACAAAGGCAAATACTTCGCCGCTGTCGAAGATGATGTTGACCAAGTGCAGTCAGACATCGCTATGATGGATGCGTGGTCTAAGGACGCTTCCGAGCGTATGAAGATTACCATCGACACTGATGTACTCGGTAATATCGCTGGTGATGTCGCATCAACCAACCGTGGTCTCACGGCTGGTGAGCAGTCGCTTGCTATTGACCTTGGTGTCACTGGCACGGCGAATGCTCTTACGACCTCGAACGTCTTGGCCGAGATCATTAATCATGGCACGGTCCTCGACGAAGCTAATGTCCCTGAGACTGATCGCTGGATGATTATTCCTGCTAAGATGGCTGGTTTAATCAAACAGTCCGATCTCAAGGATGCATCTATTACTGGCGACGGTTCTTCGCCGCTGCGTAATGGTCGGCTTGGTGTCATTGACCGGTTCACTCTCTATGTGAGCCATAATCTGCCATTGTCCGCAACGGGCGCTGCTGGTGAGTTTACTCTTTTTGCTGGTCATAAGAAGGGGCTGACTTTCGCTTCGCAGATGACCAATATGGAGACTCTCCGGTCTGAATCCACCTTTGGCGATATCATCCGTGGTTTGCAGGTGTACGGCTACAAAGTCGTAAAAGACACCGCGCTGACCGCCGGTATCATCACAATCGCATAAGCGGAAGGAACCTAAATTATGGCTGCTTATACAATTGCCAACTTGTCGGCCAGCAAGGTCAATGTGGGTACGAGTGCTGCCCATCACGAAACCCCCATCAAGATGTACAAAATGGTGGTGGACCTTGATTTTGTCGCCATCACCGCTCAGCGTGTGACTGATGGGGACACGGCTTTTGCAACGTCAGATACGTTGCAGGTACTCAATATTCCGGCCAAGACGCTTGTCATGGCTGTCGGTATTGACGTTACCACGGCTGATGGTACGGCCTCTACTGTTGACATCGGGGAAACCGGTGGCGACGTTGACGGCTGGATCAATGGTCATGATTGTAACGCGGTTGGTTCCGCTTGCTCTACCAACAACACTCTCGTTGAAGGTACTCCGAACGTCTTTGAACCGGCGCTCGGTAACGGCAAGTATTACAGCTCTGCCGACACAATCGATATGCTGTTCCTCACTGCACCGCAGGACGCTTCTGTGATGCGTGTTTGGGCTGTTTGCATCGACTGCTCGTAATCTCGTTGGTTGGGGGGCTTCGGCCCCCCTCCCTTCATTTTTATAGGAGGTCGATATGGCCCACAAACCCAACATGGGTAACCCCGGGCGTTGGCTGAGGCACAAGACTGATGGGCAAGTTTTCTATCATACCGACAACCTCGCCAAGAACGTCAACATGGAAGAAGTTACGGAAGAGGAAGCCTTTCCAGAACGTTTTTTGACGAAGAAGCAGAAGGCTCGTAAGTCCGAGCTTGACTTGTCTACTGATCCGAAAGAAGTAGTAAAAGCCAAGCCTAAAAAGAAAACTAAGGCTGCTTTGGCTGCTGATGCTTCCAGGGGCATAGGCAAGAAAAAATGATTCTCGACGACGTAATTGTTGACGTACGTCGTATTGTCCAAGATGAGACCGCGACGTATAGGTATAGCGATGCCTTTATGCTTGGTATGGGCAACCAAGCATTGAAGC